GCCAGTAAAGGCTGCATATAGTTCCAAGGGTTTTTCCTAACCTATGCTATATGCAGTCTCGTAGTACGTGGATACTGACAATCCTACACAAGTTGAGCGCATTTTATAAAACCTAGTGGCAATACCACTAGTAAAAATTCACGCACTTGAATCAACTGGTAGAGTTGCCAACGAAATAATCTGTCGATCATTCCGCTACACCGGGCTCTCGGTGTACTAAAACGCTAGTTTTGATACAAAACTAGAAAAACTATCATACCTAATCCACAACGTCGTATGGTATGATAACTCTCTGATGAGAGTTTTAGTTTGGAGGGAGACTTTGCTCGTAAAAAATCGGTGGAGACAAATAGAACATCATGGAAAAATCTTCACCTGCTGCTACGTACTGGTATACGTAGTAGGGCAGTAATCCTGGTAAACACGTTCCCAACAACTCAAATGAAGGCTGATAAATATCAGTCCCTGTATACACAGTACCACGTTTCGCTGGTGCAAAACGGTATTGTGAATAATAGGGAACTTCATATGAAGCTATTGGGTTTACTTTCGTAGACCAACGTGCAGTACCAGATATACCCCCCGAAAATCGATTTAAGTTCAAAAGATCGAATTTCGTACGAGCAAGACTACTAGAGGACGGATATGTTACACTGTTCTTATTCCGCGAGAAACTACCGTTACCCAAGTTTGAAGTAACTCGGCCAACGGACCAGGTAGCGTCAGATATCAACGGAAATGTGATACTCGCATCATTAGTAACGTTGTAAGTTGTGTCAGACGTATATCTGATACTACCTCGCCAACCTCCATAAGCTTTGACAAGGTAGTTCATTAACGTCATTTTAGAATAGACATAATTCCCGTTGTTTAAAGTTTCTACAACATTGGAATCGGCTGGTGTAGCCTGTGTATAACCCGGAGTTAGTGGAAACATATTGCGTATGAATTGCACTACTGCGGCAGTACCGTTAAATTCATCTTCATCCACAAGAAGAATTTCGGTTAAGTTGTATCGCTTCAACAATGTTCTAAATGAAGCGACTGCCTCTCCCATATGAATCTTGTTCACTAAAGAATCCGAAGATTGTCTAGGTCCCATAGAATTAATGGTAGGAGGATTAGCAACTACTACTGAGTCTATTTCTAATGACTGTGGTTCAATGTTATCCGGTGCAAGTGGGTCTGTCACATCAGGTATCAACAACCCTGGCTGAGGGTCAGTGGGTGGCTGAAAACCTAAACGTGACAGATAGTAATCGGTAGGTGACGCAAGCTCGAAGTTATCGCAAGCTGACACAAAACAATTAATCTGGATAT